ACGATATATTCTCAGTGTGTGGGATAGCGAAGGTGTTCGCTATGAAGAACCAAAACTCAAAATTAAAGGTATTGAGGCAATCAAATCTTCTACTCCTGCACCTTGTCGTAAGATGTTGAAAGATTCCTTTAACATCATGATGAGTGGAACAGAAGATGATATGATTCAATTTATTGATCAATGTAGAGAAAAGTTTAAATCTCTTTCCCCAGAACAAGTTGCTTTTCCACGTTCTGCATCTGATGTCCAAAAATATACATCTTCGTCAAACATTTATGCTCCAAAAACTCCAATACAAGTTCGTGGAGCACTTCTTTTCAATCATTATATTAAAAAGAATAAACTTACAAACAAATACTCATTAATTCAGAATGGAGAAAAAGTTAAGTTTATTTTCTTGAAAAAACCAAATACTATTCATGAGAATGTCATTTCATTTATTCAAGAATTTCCAAAAGAACTTGATCTTGACAAATACATAGATTATGAACTACAATTTGAGAAAGCATTTCTAGAACCACTCAAGATTATTCTTGATGTAATTGGGTGGAGTGTTGAAAAAACTGTGAGTTTGGAATCATTTTTCTTTTGATGGAAATACCTATAACTGAAAAAGAATTTAAAAAAATTATAGAGATTCTTAAAAATACTAATGAAAAGGATCTCTATTCTAAACTGTGGACCTTTAATTTTAATAGGAAAAAATAAATTATGGACTTTTTAAAAGATATTGTAAAAGAAATTGGCGGCGAGTATACGCAACTTGCTGCAGATATTGATGAGACTGAAAAGTATGTTGACACAGGTTCGTACATTTTTAATGCACTGGTTTCAGGTAGCATATTTGGCGGGGTATCTGGGAATAAGATTACTGCTATTGCTGGAGAGTCTAGTACTGGAAAAACTTTCTTCAGCCTCGCCGTTGTTAAGAATTTTCTTGATACCAATCCCGATGGTTATTGTCTCTACTTTGATACTGAGGCCGCTATTACTAAATCTCTTGTAGAATCTCGTGGAATTGATACTTCTCGCCTTGTAGTTGTAAATGTTGTCACAATTGAAGAGTTCCGTGGAAAGGCGCTCAAGGCAGTAGATCTATATTTAAAAAAACCTGTAGAGGAACGCAAACCTTGCATGTTTGTGCTAGACTCTTTGGGGATGCTTTCCACAGAAAAAGAAATTACTGATGCACTTAACGACAAACAAGTTCGTGACATGACTAAATCGCAACTTGTCAAAGGTGCCTTCAGGATGTTAACACTTAAATTAGGTCAAGCAAATGTTCCACTTCTTGTCACAAATCACACATACGATGTCATCGGAGCTTATGTACCAACGAAAGAAATGGGCGGAGGTTCTGGACTCAAATACGCAGCAAGTACGATCATTTATCTCAGCAAAAAGAAAGAAAAGGATGGAACGGAAGTGGTCGGAAATATTATCAAGGCTAAGACTGCTAAATCGCGTTTGAGTAAGGAGAATAAAGATGTTGAGATCCGTCTGTATTATGATGAGCGCGGTCTTGATCGTTACTATGGTCTTCTGGAACTTGGTGAGATTGGTGGACTCTGGAAGAATGTAGCAGGTCGTTATGAGATTGATGGTAAGAAGATTTATGCCAAGCAGATTCTAAAAGAACCTGAGGTATATTTCACAGAAGAAGTAATGCAACAGTTGGATCAAATCGCACAAAAGGAATTTAGTTATGGAGAAAGTTGAGTTTCTAATCCTTAGAAACCTTTTACACAATGAAAAATATATACGAAAGGTAATTCCTTTTATTAAATCTGAATATTTTGAAGATCAAAATCAAAAAATTGTATTTGAAGAAATACTATCTTTTGTTCAGGAGTACAATCAACCAGCAACAAAAGAAGTTCTCTGCATTGAAATAGAAAAGAAGACAGATATTAATGAGCAGTCTTTTAAAGAGATTACTCAGATCATTTCTTGTCTTGAGGATGTTCCTGTGGAGTTTAATTGGTTAATTGATACCACAGAAAAGTGGTGTCGCGATCGTGCCATTTACTTGGCACTTATGGAGTCTATTCATATTGCTGATGGAAATGACGAAAAGAAGAATCGTGACAGCATTCCTTCTATTCTTTCTGATGCTCTTGCTGTAAGTTTTGATAACCACGTAGGTCATGATTACCTGCAAGACTATGAACAACGATACGAGTCTTATCATAAAAAGGAGGATAAAATTGAATTTGATCTTGAATATTTTAATAAAATCACGAAAGGTGGTCTCCCTAACAAAACTCTTAACATCGCTCTTGCTGGTACGGGTGTCGGGAAATCTCTATTCATGTGCCATGTGGCTAGCTCCGTCTTGCTCCAAGGACGGAACGTTTTGTACATTACGTTGGAAATGGCAGAAGAACGCATTGCTGAAAGAATTGATGCAAACCTTTTGAATGTTCCTATTCAAGATATTGTAGATCTTCCAAAACAAATGTTTGAAAGCAAGGTAACAAACCTTGCGAAGAAAACTCAAGGAACTCTGATCATTAAAGAATATCCAACTGCTTCTGCACATGCTGGGCATTTTAAGTCACTCTTGAATGAACTTGCTTTGAAGAAGTCTTTTAAACCAGATATCATTTTTATTGACTACCTGAACATTTGTTCATCTTCAAGGTATAAAGGCAATAGCAATATCAACTCTTATACCTTTGTAAAGGCAATTGCGGAAGAACTTCGTGGTCTTGCTGTGGAGTTTAATGTTCCTATTGTGAGTGCTACGCAGACTACTCGTTCAGGTTATGGTTCCTCTGACGTGGAACTAACTGATACTTCTGAGAGTTTCGGTCTTCCTGCAACTGCTGACTTAATGTTTGCGTTGATTTCTACAGAAGAACTTGAAGGTCTTGGGCAGATTCTTGTAAAACAACTTAAGAATCGTTATAATGACCCTACCATTCATAAGCGTTTCGTGATTGGTATTGATAGGGCTAAAATGCGTCTTTATGACTGCGAACAATCTGCTCAACAAGACATCCTTGACAATGGAAAGGATGAAGAGTATGATTATGAAGAAAAGAAACCAAAGAAAACATTTGAAGGATTTAAATTCTAATATGACTCAAGTTATCGACACAAACAAATATATTGAATTCGTTCGTCAAACTACAAGTCCTGCAAGTAGTGATTTTGCACAACTGCTTGCTCGTCTTACTGAACTAGAAACTGTTGGTGATGCTGACACTCCTCGTCTTCTCACTGCGGCCCTAGGTATGAGTGCTGAAGCAGGTGAGTTTACTGAGGTTATCAAAAAAATTATCCTTCAAGGTAAACCTTACAATGAAGAAAATGTTTTTCATTTGAAGCGTGAGCTTGGAGATATTTGCTGGTATCTTGCTCAAGCATTTATGGCACTTGATACTAACTTTGAACAGATTCTAGAAATGAACTTTGAGAAACTTAGTGCTCGTTATCCTGAGGGTGCATTTGATGTATATCGTTCTGAAAACCGTGTGGAGGGAGATCTATGACTAAAGAAAAGCAAGTAACAATCAAAATGGATGCTCGTACAGCAGCAGCAGTCAGACAAGTTTTATTTGATGCCCAAAAAGGATATACTTATGATGAGGTAAGTGTTCCTCCTCGCGTTTCTGATATTCGCAAAGTAATTCAACAACTTGATGATAATATTGACAAAGTTCTTGGTGAAGAATAAATAAAAGCAAAAATGTCTTTAATTGGAAAAAGAAGAGGAAGACCAACTACAAGATCTCAATTCGAATCAATTCTTAAAAAGTTTTTAATTTTTCTAAAAAGAGAACTTAAATTTGCTTACGATATTCCAATTATTCTTGTGGATGATGTAGATTTTTCTAAAAATAATAAAACATTTGGATTAATGTATCCGGATAAAATTGTTATTAGTATTGTTAATCGTCATCCAATAGATATTTTGAGAACCGTTGCTCACGAATATATTCATCATAAGCAGCGAAGTGAAGGCAAAAGGTTGAATGGAAATGCTGGAAGTACCACTGAAAACGAAGCAAATGCAAAGGCAGGAGAAATAATTAGAAAATACTCTAATCTTCAATCTGATCTATTTGACTTAATACCAATTAGATAATAATTTGGTTCTGATCTTAACCTTTTATTTAAACCTCCTCTGGGAGGTTTTTTTATAAATATCTAAAAAAGACAAGAAGTAATGAAAACTTTTTTAGAGTTTATTTCTGAAGCAGAATTTTACCAAGACACCCTTAGAGGAAGTAAAAAAAGTCCTTTTTCAACTGCAAGTGAACGTCAATCTAATATTCGTAGACAATTAGATAATCCAAGATTGAGCGATCAGCAAAAACAAGATTTAAGAGTTAGATTCGCTAAAATTACTGCAGGTATAAAAAAAGCAGGGACTCTTGCAAAAGAAATGGGCAAAGGACCAGAAAATAAAGATGCAGGAAGAACTAATACTAAAGTAAGAGGATATGCCTCAAAAGGAAAAGATGAACGAGGAAGGGTAGGTAGTCTGCGTGATATAGATTCGGGCAATCAACCTTCAGATGTTAGAACTTCTGGT